TTAATTCATTAATTTTTTTAAAATTAATAGCTTTTTTAAAAGGATCAATAATTTTATTTTTCATAATTTATACCTTAGCTAGTTGTTTTTTATTTTTATTGATAACCTTTAAAGCTTCAGCAGCTACTGATCCTTTTTCTTGCATACCATGTAACAATAAACCAAAACCATTCTTACCTTTATCCTGATAGCAGTGACTATCGTCAGTATCTATAGATAAACCTAGTCTTAATGCTTCAGCTTCACTAAAAACAACTTTAGAAAACCTTTTAAAATTATCTTTTATTAAATAATCAAATTTTGATCCATAGGAACACGTTAAAAACATATTTACAGGCAATCTATTATTTAAAAATAATTTCAAAGATTTACTATAACAATAAAAAATTAAATCTTTATTCATTCTAGCTACATTCTTAAAAGCTTCTAAATATAAAGGATGATAAAAATCCCCGCTTTCATGTATCCTGACTTTATTAACATTCTTGTTTTTAGCTCTTATACTTTCATTTATTAATTCAGTTAATCCAATTAAATCATTATTCAATACATAACTGTTAATTAAATCAAAGTTATATTTTCTACTTTTATAAACGTTAGGATAACGTAGCTCTTCACTAGCAGCAAAACAAGTAAAAATACAATCATCACCACGTTTTAATATCCTTTTATTATCCTTATTAATTTCTACAAATGCTTTACATTTATTAGCACCTAAGCAAGTTTTGCCTGCTGGCAAGGATAATATTAAAGTATCTTTAGATAGCTTTTTATTACCCTTACTCATTTTGAGTAAGTTCATGTTTTAATTAATTTAAATAAGTTTTTAATTGAAAGTAATAAATACTTTCATTAAAAGGATTAATTTAATAATCCTTTTAAAGTAAGTATCAATTTATTTTTTTATATTCTTCTTTTAAAAAGTCCATATATTCTTTTTGAGCTTCAAATGCATAATATGCAATTAATATTTCATCATCCCTTAACTCTTGTTTAGCTCTAAATAATGCATCTTTTACCATTCTTAAATCAGTGGGATCATTAACCGCACTTAATGCCATTAATCCATGTATACAATGAATTATCTTTTTATTAGTTTTTATATTCATTTGTTTAAATCTTTTATATTTATATTTGTTATTTTTAGTTGATTATTATATCTAACATTAAATGAAATTATATTATGCTCTTTGAATTGTGGTTTATTAATATACTGTCCAGTATGTGAGACAATAAAATCTTTTAATGCATTTAAATCATTAATAATAGCTTTTTTAGACTTGTAGTCTCTTCCATAAGCTGGTAAAAGTGTTAAGTTCATAATTAATTAATTTAATTGGTTTATAAAAAAATAAATAACTCAATTAAGAGTTATTTATAAATGGTTTAGTTGTTAAAGGTTTACTAACTTCCTCTATTCTTCTTTGTTGTTCCTTTTGTATCTCTTGTATCGTAACTAACTTTTCAACTTCAACAATAGTCATATTAAAGACTTTAGTTAAAATTGCATCATACTCTTCTTTGTTCTTGTTGTAGTCATAAGAATCTTTAACAAGTTTTAAAAGGATTGTATTGTATTCCTTACAATTTAAAAACTTATCAGTAGGAATCTCGTAAGTAGCTTGAAGTACTTCTTTTGCCTCTTGAAGTTGTGTCGATAGTTCGTTGTTCATAATTTAATTAATAAAATAAATTTTAATAAGAGTCTTAAAGACTCTATCAAGGTTTTTAAACCTTGAGAGAATCTTTAACAATATATATTATTATATATTATTAATGTATGTTTGAATTGTTTTGTTACGCTCGTTTAAACTTCCATGTTTTATGGGATGGTCGTTACCTATGGAACTTAAAAGGAAAGTTACAAAGATTATAAAAATTAAATAGAATTTCATGATTTTAATTAATTTTGTTTTGTTTAGTTAGTGTCAGTCTGTGAGAGACTGTTTAAAGAAATAGATAGTAAATATAGTTAAAGATATTTACTACCTATTGCAGCAGCTTAGAAAGTACTGTAATTAGCTTTTAGGCTTGGTAATGAATAGAGCTAGTTGATCAGTACCTCTGTAATTTTTTTCTTTGAAGCTAGCCAAGGAATAACCTTTGGGGATGTTAGCTAGCCAAGCGATAAGCTCAGGTGACATGTTTGATTAATATGTAGTTTTCAAGTTAGAGAAAATAGTTGATATACTTTCTCCATATGTATATATTAGCATAACTTTATATATTTATATGTATTCTATAGGTACGGATAACCGTACATGGGGAGTAGTTGCAAAATATTTTTTATTTTTGCGTGGCGTGGGTAACTTAAATATATTCTGATTAAATTTTTGGTTCAACTTTTATTGTAAGATCTGGAGCTTGTATGTTGACTGTCTCGACAGATTCGCCTACAACTTTGCCAAGGGAGTCTAATATTTGTGCTGCTGTTTGATACTGACCTTTAGATATAGCTTTGTTAAAGAGTCTCATACGCATGGCTTGTATGCGAGGAATCATTTTTTCTCTTTCCTTGAGCCAGTCTTGATCATTCCATTCTTTAACTTTATTCCAATCTGTCCAACCTGTAGCTTCACAAATACCTTCCCTTTTGGAATGTTCTATGACTAGTTGGCGAGTAGTTTTACCTTCTAATTGACGAGAGTATAAACGTTGGCAACGAGCTTCTATAACTGCCCTTGAATTTGTACCACCTGTATATTTCTGAACACGAGGTTTACGTTGAGGAGCAGGGAGGTCGTAATTTAGGTTATTAATGAAAGATTCAGCCACGAACTTGTTTTATGAGAGTATTAATATTTCGATGATAGCTTTAAAAGTGTAAAATGCGAAAGAAAATGAGTAATATTATGTAAAAAAGGTATAAATGAGTCTAAATGAGATCAGTTTAAGGTATGCACAGGGGGAGGTGTTCAATTGTGATAAGAGATTTAGAGTGCTTGTAGCTGGTAGAAGGTTTGGTAAATCATACCTGTCTTGTATTGAGTTATTGAGAGGAGCTATTAATCGTCCTGGGGAGGTTTATTTCTATTGCGCACCTACATATAGGATGGCAAAGGATATTGCGTGGAAGGAATTGAAGAGATTGACTCCTAGAACGTGGGTTCAAAGTAAAAATGAGACAGATTTAAGACTTGATTTAATTAATGGGTCAAGTATTGAATTGAAGGGTACAGAAAATGCTATGGCATTGAGAGGTAGGAGCTTGGCTGGTGTTGTATTGGATGAGGCAGCATTTATGGATAGAGATGTTTGGGCTGAAGTAATTAGACCTGCGTTAGCTGATAAACAAGGATGGGCACTGTTTATTTCTACTCCTGATGGTACTGCTAGTTGGTTTTATGATATGTGGTGTTTTTGTGGTGAACAGGAGTGGGATGATTGGCAGAGATGGAGTTTTACGACTATAGAGGGGGGTAATGTAGCGAAAGAAGAGGTTGAAGCTGCGAGGGGTCAATTGGATGCGAGGACATTTAGACAGGAATTTGAGGCTAGTTTTGAAAATCTTACTGGATTGGTTGCTGTTAGCTTTGCTGATGACAATATTGATAAGGAAGTGGCAGATTTACACATGCTTCCTTTGTTAATTGGGCTGGATTTTAACGTTGACCCTATGGCCGGAATTTGTGCGGTGAAACATAATGATACGCTTTATGTTTTTGATGAAATTATGCTTACAGGAGGTGCTACTACATGGGACTTTGCAGAAGAGGTTACGAGAAGATATGGAGTTGATCGTAGAATTATTGCCTGTCCAGACCCTACTGGAAGTGCTAGAAAGACGAGTGGAGTGGGTGTAACGGATCATACGATACTTAGACGCAGTGGTTTTACCGTTATGAGCCCTAGAAGCCCCTGGAAGATCAGAGATAAGATCACTGCTGTCAATACTGCCCTGTTTGATGCTAATGGCGATAGGAGAACGCTTATACATCCTCGTTGTAAAGAATTGATAAAAGCACTTAGGACATTAACTTATGCACCTAATACTGGTTTACCTAATAAAAATTTAGGTGTAGATCATGCGTTTGATGCTTTTGGTTATCTTTGTCTGCAACAATTTAACCTAGCGAAGCCTGAGACACTAGGCCAAACTTCGTTTAGAATATATTAAGTTACTCTTTTGTTTATGCCTTATCACACTGGAATGAAGAAAAAGAAAAAGAAGAAAAAAAGCGGTAAGAAACGCTGTTCTTGTAGTATGTAATCATGACAAAATTATGTGCCAGAGGTAAGGCAGCAGCAAAACGTAAGTTTAAGGTATATCCTTCGGCTTACGCTAATGCTTATGCGGTAAAAGTATGCAAAGGAGATGTAAAAGGACCAGATGGTCAAAGAAGGACTGCTTCTGGTTACACAAAAAGCAAAAAAAAGACTACGAGGAAGAAACGTGGCAAAAAGTAGTGGTGGTTTAACACGTTGGTTTAAAGAAAACTGGGTAGATGTTAAAACTGGTAAACCTTGTGGTCGTCAAAAAGGAGAAAAAAGAGGTTATCCTGCCTGTCGCCCTAAAAAACGTGTATCAAGTAAGACACCTAAGACTGTAGGAGAGATGTCAGCGAGTGAAAAAGCAAGGTTTAAACGTGAAAAAACAGGAAGTAAGAAAATAACTTATCAACATAGACGTAAAAAGAAAAAATAACTGTAAAAAACCCTATTTCACGGTAATATAATCGTATAAGTTAAATTTTCTTTAAATCATGGCATTTTTTCGTGGAGAAGAAGGCTCTGTTAAATTTTCAAAAGATGGATCAGAAGCTCTTGCAACAGTTATTTCAACAACAGGTTGGTCACTTGATATAACAAAAGATACATTAGATGTTACTGCTCATGGTGATACTTCAAGAAAATTTATCGGAGGTTTAATCTCTGGTAGTGGGAGTGTTGATTTTCTATATACTGCTGCTACTGCTACTGATGCGACAGGAGAAATATTAAGAGATGTTTTACAAGCAAGTGATCCAGCAGATGCAAAATTTGAACTATTTCTTAATGGATCTAATAAAGTAACTTTTGATGCAGTTATTACAGGAACCAGTTTAAATGCACAGACAGCAGATCTTGAAACAGTTAATATAAGTTTTCAAACCAATGGAGCTATTAACGCTAATGACTTGTAATGCCATTAAAATCTTACTCAAAAAAACAACGTAAGCTTGCTGCTGTTGCACCTCCACGGGATAAGATCACGGCTGCTGATCTTAAAAAATTACGTTCTAAAAAAGCAAAAAGAAAAAAGAAATGAAAGTTAAAAAACAACTTACAGATAGGCAGAAGACTGCTTTAGCAAACCATAAGAAGAAGGGCACTCATAGTGCACAGCACATGAAGATAATGAGAGAAGAAATGTTGAAAGGTAAGACATTTATGCAAGCACATGCAATAGCTTTAAGAAAAAAAGGAAAGTAATGCCAAAAAGAAAAGGAGTCAGTTTAACTTTAGGAAGAGGTGAAAAGTCTAGGAAAGGTGGGCTGACTGCTAAAGGACGAGCAAAATATAACAGAGCTACAGGAAGTAATTTAAAAGCACCAGTAACAGAAAAGAATCCAACAGGAAAAAGAGCAGCAAGAAGAAAAAGTTTTTGTGCAAGGATGAGAGGTGTAAAAGGCCCAATGAAAGATAGTAAAGGCAGACCCACTAGAAAGGCATTAGCATTAAGAAGATGGAGGTGTTGACATGACTTATGCTGTTCCTGGTCCAATTAGAACCAATATAATTTCTTCTACTTCAGCAGGAGGTGAAGATAGTCCTTTTACTAGAACTAGAGCAGTTTTAGACATGATGAAAG